ATGGAGGATTTATATGATAGGACTGCTGCAGCATTACAGAATCCAGAACTGCAAGAGTCAGCAGCAAAACATGTTGGCGGTAGAACAGAGTTTCTTGGTGGTCAAGTAGAAGGTGATGATGTAGTTGATAGAGGTGGTATAGAAGATAATGCTTTCTTCCAAGAGTATGGATCTGGACAACAAATGGAAAGAGGTGCAGTTGAAAATCCATTATTGAAGAGTGATGCATCTCAGGTTGAAGGAAGGTCTATAGATAAGACAGCACCAGAGCAATATCCAGAATATGATGTTGCACAAGGAGGTGGTGGCGGAGGACAGAGTGTTCTTGCACTTCCACCAGAGGGTGCTCCATCACCAAGCCCAATGCAAAGTATGCCTCAGGTAGCACAACAACAATCACCAGAATTTATCCCTATAGGTGAGGATTCAGGAACCACTTTAGCTATGCTGCAAATACAAGGATTAGGAGCCTCATAATGTCAAGTCTTTCTAAGGTAGATTTTAAAGATATTACTGTAACTCCTGATCAGGCAGTTAAGTATGGATCTGGAGAACAATCTGATACTTCAAAATCTGGATTAACTGCTGAGAATATAACCAGTAAGGTAGTTCAGGTAGACTATTATGAGGATATATTATCTCCTGCAGTTACTTGTTATTTGAAGTGTTCTGATACTACAAATATGCTTAGTAGGATACCTCTCAGAGGATATGAGAGGATTGATATGACTCTTGGAACTAATAATGGCGATATAAAATTTACTACTGATGACGGTCAGAATAATCCTTTGTATGTTACTGGTATTGAAGAGGTTAGTAAGAACGAGAACCAAGAAATTTTTACTCTATGTTGTAGTTCATTGCAGAACTTAATGAATGAGACTGTCAGATGTCAGCAAAGATATAAGAAGGCAGAGATTAGTACGCATATAGAAACTCTTCTTAAAGATGTATTGAAAGTGCCACCAGAAAGGATGATGGTGGAGAAGAGTATCACACAGTATGAGTTTATTGGTAATACTAGAAAACCATTTTATCTCTGTACTTGGTTATGTCCTAAGGCTCAACCAGCAACTACTGGTCAGGCTGGAGGTACTTCTGGATTTTTATTCTATGAAGATTTTGATGGATTTAAGTTTAGATCAGTAGATGGTATAATAGCTTCAACTGAGAATGTTGATCCTAAGTTACTTGTATCTGCTGGTGGTGATGCACCACCAGAAATAGAGACATATACTTTCTCAACTTCGACTGATCCTGGCGAGGAATCAGATAACGATCATAAGATTATCCATCATTATATGGATAAGACAACAAATCTACAAAAGAATCTTAGAATTGGTTTATACTCTAACTTGACATATTTCTTTAACCCTATAGACTGGAGTACGAATGTAATCCATCATAAACTAAAAGAAGAGTTGGATAGAGAAGGTATGAAGACTGCTGCAGGTGAAGTACCTATCCCTGCAGGAGATATTACTGAATATGCTTCTAGACTTTTAGTTAGAGTAGGTGATAGGGGTATGTTAGGGCCTTCATTAAAAGAAACTAATGATGATGGTGAAACAGAAGGTTCTGGTAGACAGGATGAGGACATGGCTAGAGCATTCTCTAGGTACACATTACTATTCACACAGTCACTAAATATAACTGTACCATGTAATATTAGACTACGTGCTGGTGGCATCGTCAATGTAGTGGTTCCCGTTTCTGGGCCAACTGCTAATGAAGGTGGTACTGATACAGCTGATAGAAAAGAAGTTGATCAACAACTCAGTGGATTTTATATCATCCGTAGTCTACGTCATCATTTTGAATTATCTGAAGGTAAAAATGTTACCGCCTTAAATCTTATACGAGATTCATTTGGACTAAACTGATTTAAAACATTTGGAGACAATTTATGGAAAGTATAGAAGCCCACATTGCCAAGGATAAAGAGATCCTTGACAATCCTCAAACAAATCCTCAAACTCGGAGACATATTGAGGAAGAGCTACACGATTTAATTGAATACGAAGAACATCATCATGACGAGATTGTTGCAGGAGATCATCACGATCCCAATTGCATCGAACTTTTTTGCGACCAGCATCCAGACGAGCCAGAGTGCTTAATTTATGACGATTAATGAATAATGTTAGACAGTGCCCTATTAAAGACCAATTTTATTGGCCGAGACGGCTTCATATGGTGGATAGGCAGAGTTGCACCACCTGAAGTTTGGCGTGACGAGGCGACGGACACTGACGCTGGATGGGCATTTAGATGTAGAGTTAGAATTATAGGATATCATCCATTTGATGATAGTATATTAGCAGACGAAGATTTGCCTTGGTCACATGTTTTGGTTGATGCTACCTCTGGTAGTGGACAGGCATGTTTAGGTGAAAGTTCTAGAATGGTAGGAGGAGAAACAGTCTTCGGTTTCTTCTTGGATGGTGAAGAAGCACAACAGCCAGTCATCTTTGGTGCATTGGCTAGGAATGTAAATCCATTGGGGCCTAAAAACTCTGATGGATTTTTAATTCAACAAGGGCCTACGAACTTTAATGACAGAGATAAAACTCAGAGAGAAAACGCTTTTGGTGTTACTTCGGGAAGAGATGCAGGTGTAGATGGACTTACAACTCAACCATTATCAGAAGATAAACCAGCAGCAACACCATCACAAAACGCTATAAACAAGGCTGGTGAAGAAAGGAAGTTAGGAAAATCTGGTGATGGTGAGGATGAGGGAGAAAGAGCAGGAGGAAGAGAAGGTATTAGTAAAGCCAGAGCAGCAGATGTTGCCTTTGCAAATATAAGTCTAGGCCCTCACACAAGAAATAATGCATGTGAGAATGATGCCCTTAGTGATATCACACATGTTATAGGAAGTTTCCTCAAGACAGTAAATTCTCTTACAGAATATGCTGGTGTCTATATTGACACTGCAAGGAATATGATAAAGGATATTAATAAGATAATTGGTAAGGCTGGTCGTTTGATTACTGGACTTGTCAAACAGATTATTAATACACTTAGAGATAAGATATTAGGTTTACTTGGAAAGAGATTCAGAGATTTTATTGGGTTAATAGTTCCAGAACCACAAAAATCTCCAGTAGTAAATGCTTTCAAGAGGATAATGGATATTATCTTCTGTATCTTTGATAAACTTGGTATTGATCTTGGTAAGAATATCAGGGATATGTTGAAGGATATGGTAGGTAAGTCATTAAACAATACTGCTTGCGCTGTGGAACAGGCAGTTGGTGCATTGATGGCAGATGTTAATGATAAAATTAGTGAAGGTTTAAGACCAATTACAATGGGATTGGATTGGTTGACTGGTGCTATAGGTGGTATTGGTAGTCTATTGGGTAAAGTATCATCATATATTGATATGTTACTTTCATTCTTGGCTTGTGATAATCTACAATGTAAGGAATATGAAGATTGGTCACAGGGATTAGGATTGACTCAGAAACCTCAAGTTAGTTTTGCAGGCATGTTGGGTAACATGGAGACAATTCGTAACTTAGATCAGGCTGCAAATTTAGGTATTAAGGATAGGTTCTCACTCTTAAGTTTACTGGGTGCTGGAGTTCCTGAATTGTTTGATTGTAATGAGAAGACAAATAATCCTAAGAATCAGGATGATTTGGGAGATGCTATTCCGCCAGGATTCATATGGACAGATTGTATCCCTCCTAAAATAGAGGTTCATGGAGATGGTACTAAGACTGCTGTTCTTCTTCCTATAGTATCATCTGTTAATGGTAGTATATTAACATTAGAGATATTGGATAAAGGATTTGGATATACAGAACCACCATTTATTGCGATTATAGATAAGACTCGTCATGGTGGTGGAGCAAAAGCACAAGCAATATTAGATGATAATGGTTCTATTGTTGATGTGTATATGATTACCAATGGATCTGGATATTGTCAGGCAACTAATGTAGTTCCTCCAAAATTCCCTGTTACTGAAGGGCCTGAGGTTATTGAAGGAACTCAGGATGTTGCTCCATACATTACATTTACAACTCCTGCTGATGATGCAGTTGGAGTTCAAACTGCTGTAAATCTATCAGTTACTTTCAATGAACCAATATTGAGGGGTGCAGGAGATATTACAATAACCGAGTCAATAACCAATGCAATTCATGAGAAGATACCTGTTGGTGACTCTAGAATAACTTTCTTATCTGATAGAATTGTACAGATAAATCCTAGAAATGATCTTAAATTAAATACAGAATATTTTGTCTCGATGACAGAGGGTTCATTTAAAGATCTTGCTAATAATGCTTTTGCTGGAATTGCTAAGACAGATACTTATAACTTTACAACTAGAGGAGTTTCTGGTATTGGTAGTGAGGCTGTTGGTATTGTGACAACTCTTATTCCATATAGACCTGGCATTGGATATACGGATGGTGATACAGGTCAGGTGGGTGATTGTTATTTCAATCTATTATTGACTCCTGCTGGTTCTGTTGTTGGAGTTCGAGATATTGCTTGTAAAGACAAACATAAGGTGACTCCAAGGGTCACAATAAATACTAAGACTGGTACTGGGGCTAAATTAATTCCTGTGGTATCATATAGTCCCGATTACGTTGCTGATGTTGGAGAAAAACCAGATAGAAGTAGAGTATTGGTTGTTGATGTGGTCGATTGTGTCGGTAAACCACTTACAGGTAGAGGAGCAACAACCTAATGGCTGAAGATAATAAGTTAGATATACAACAACAAACGACTCAGGAATACTATGGAACGTATCCTGGCTTTAGGATTGCTTCTGGTATAAAGATTCCTGATGGTGATCTTAAGGATGAGTACGTTGACTTTGAGATGATCAGCAACGAACTTCAAGGATTTTCATTCTATAAGAATGGTTTACATAAGTTAGTTGTCAATGGAACTTCTTATGAGACTGTTGGAATTGATGGTAAGGC